AGCGCAGAAATCGGCGAAGGCGTTAGCACTTGGAAAGGCGGAACGCTTGGTTGCGGATACGAGCTTCTGTCGAATGAAACCCCGCTCGAATGTCTACGTCGCATGGAGCGCGAACGGAAATTCAATCGATGAACTGGACCCCCGAGCAGTTGAAGGAGGCCGAGCAGCGCATACAGGCGAAGTGCAAGGTGTTGCATGTGGCAATGCCCGCTGCGCCGTTGGTGGTGCTGAAGCCCAAACGCGCCCTTAAGCCGCATGCCCTGACAGGCTGGTATCAATCTCCGTTAGAGCGTGAATTGGCGCAGCAGTTTCAGCTTGTCGGCCTAGCTCCGGAGGTTCAATACAAGGTGTTCGAGCGTCGCAAGTTCCGCCTTGATTTCGCGTGGGCGGACAGGAAAATAGCTGTTCTCGTGCAAGGCAACGTGCATCGCATCCAGTCCAAGTTCTACAGGGATTGCGAACTGTTTTGTTTGCTGACTGTTGCGGGATGGAGATATCTGCCGGTATCACGGAACGAAATCAAATCTGGGATGGCACTCAAGTGGACGGAGCGCATGGTTCTAGGAGAATTACCTTGAGTGAAAGGGTTCGGGAAAGAGAGGCTTTCCCGTTTGGTTCTCGAAACCTCGTAAGAGGTGGGAGTTAGAAGAGTGTAAGGCATGGTGAACGGAAATTCTAGAAACAGGGCGCGTTCTTCTTGGCATCAACGGCTTATTGTGCTTGACAAGATTTCGCTGATAGCCGGGATAGTGCGTTCGGTGAATGAATTGATGGCGTTGTTGTCGTGAACGGCATAGACGAGATCCTGCGGAACTGGGCAAGATGGGTCCGTGTTCGTCAAAGGCAGGGACGGTGCGGGTCGATTGAGCACCGCTACAAACTCAGACGGATCGACGACACGCCCTATGGCTGGGATGAGTGGCTGACCACAGCCCCGACCGTGCCCCTTCCCCCCATGGACTCAAACGCAGCCCTAGCCGTAGAAAAGGTCATGAGGTATCTCCCCGAAGACTACAGGCTGGCCTTGAGACTCGCTTACGTTGAGCGCTTCTCGTGGCGGGATTGCTGCAAGCACCTATCCCTGGCCTACAACCTCTGGTGGTCCCACCTGTCGGATTCACAACATGCTGTGTTGAATCTCTTGACAAGACATCAGGCAAAGGGCACTCTAGCGGCACAATTTGAATTCCGGTATTCGGCGCCTGATGGCGCTGTCGGCGTTTGCGTGAAGGCTACTTACGGGTAGCCTTTTCCATTTCATGAACCTGAAACTATCTTCCCCGACTGTCGGGTAATCAACAGGCTGCTATAAATTCAAAATGGGCGCTCCTCTCGGTAATCAGAACGCACGGAAAGATTGGGCTGGAGCTATCCGTAAGTCATTGGCTGACAATGACGGACAGAAGCTTCGCCGCATCGCTGACAAGCTGGTGCAAATGGCTGAAGCCGGAGAAATGCAGGCCATCAAGGAACTGGGAGACAGATTGGACGGCAAGCCCTCCCAGCAGGTTGATCTTGGGAATGCTGGCGGCGAGCCGTTCTTGACAAAGATAGTCCGAGAGGTCGTAGATCCAAACCGAACTCAGGATACAAACCCCTAGGGTTTTCCTGCCGCTGCTTCAGGCGGCGCGGTACAAGGGGGCTTGGGGCGGGCGAGGGGCTGCGAAGTCTCATTTCTTTGCCGAGCTGATGATTGAGGAAAATATCAGCGACAGGCAGGATAATGTGTGCCTGCGCGAGATTCAGAAGTCCTTGGAGTTTTCGGTCAAGAAACTCCTGGAAACGAAGATAGCCGCGATGAATGCCGGTGATTACTTCACCGTGCAGGACAAGCGCATCTTGACCCGTAATGGCGGGGTAATCATTTTCGAGGGGTTGCAGAACCACACGGCGGATTCGCTTAAGTCTCTTGAGAAGTTCAAACGAGCGTGGGTTGAGGAGGCGCAATCCCTAAGTCAGCGGTCCCTAGACATTCTTCGGCCCACCATTCGGATGCCGGATTCTGAATTGTGGTTTAGCTGGAACCCGAATAAGCCCACCGATCCTGTAGACGCCCTACTGAGGGGCGAGAATCCCCCGCCTGGGGCGATTGTGGTCAAGTCAAGCTACCGGGACAATCCGTGGCTCCCGAAAGTCCTTAAGGACGAACTGGAGTACGACCAGCGGCGTGACCCTGACAAGTTCGCTCACATCTGGCTAGGAGAGTACGAACGAAACTCGGAGTCTCGGGTATTCAAGAATTGGAAGATCGAGGAGTTTGAAAGACCTCTAGGAACGATTCACAGGCTGGGGGCTGACTGGGGCTATTCGATTGACCCATCAGTGCTAGTGCGCTGCGACATCGAAGGGAACCGGCTGTACATCGACCACGAGGCTTATATGGTCGGGTGCGAGATAGTGAACCTACCTGATCTCTTTGATCGCGTCCCTGAGTCGCGCAAGTGGTTCATCACCGCAGACAGTAACAGACCCGAGACGATCAGCTATATGCAGTCCCACGGCTACCCGAAGATCAATCGAGCCATAAAGGGAGCGAAGTCGATAGAGGAGGGGGTTGCCTTTCTGCAAAGCTTCGACATCGTTGTCCATCCCAGGTGTATCCACGTCATCGACGAGCTGACGATGTACAGCTACAAGAAAGACCCACTTACCGGGATGGTGCTGCCGCTACTTGAGGACAAGGACAACCACGTGATCGACGCATTGAGATACGCCTGTGAGGGTGCGAGACGGGCCAGCAAGCCGATCAAGCCAAAGACGGAATCGCGCACCGCGCTCCCCTCTGGGCCTCAGGGCTTCATGGCGGGCTGAATAGATGGCCTCTGCCTACGCTCCCGCAAAATCAGGGAGCGGGGGAGACACGCCCAAGGCGGACAAGGCCGAGCTCGCGCTACGCCGCAAGCGCTTCAAACTGGCTCTTGATGCGACCTCGGAGAATCGGCTACTCCAGAAGGACGACATCAAGTTTGCTGCGGGTTCTCCAGACAATCACTGGCAATGGCCCGATGCCATCTACGCGGCGCGGACCGACGCCTCAAATCCAGGTGGGGCGAGACCTTGCCTAACGATCAACAAGCTTCCCCAGCACATTCGCTTGGTCACGAACGAGCAGCGAATGAACCGGCCACAGGGGAAGGTGCTCCCTGTTGATGATCGGGGAGACACGGAAGTCGCTGAAGTCCTGAATGGCATCATTCGGCATATCGAGGTCAGGTCGCACGCTGACATAGCCTACGACACGGCCTGCGAGAACCAGGTAACTCATGGTGAGGGTTACTGGAGGATTCTGACCGAGTACTGCGACGAGATGTCTATGGAGCAGGACATCGTTATTGCTGCGATCCGCAACAGCTTCAGCGTGTACCTGGACCCTGTGGGTCTTCTTCAAGACTCCACGGGTCGTAAGTGCGAATGGGGATTTATCACCGACAAGATCCACAAGGATCAGTTCAAGTCGAAATACCCCAGTGCGAAGCAAACGAACTGGGACGAACTGGGGACTGGGGATGAGTCTGCCAGTTGGGTAGACGGCGATTTCGTTGTGATAGCCGAGTATTTCTGCGTCAAGGAAGAGAAGAAGACGCTCTACCAGTTCGATGACGGGTCGATTACCGAGGAGCCTGTCGAAGGGCTGGAGCCTGTCAAGACTCGGCAGACCACGATCCGCAAGGTTCATTGGTCGAAGATGACTGGCCTTGAGGAGATCGAGTCTCAAGAATGGGCGGGTAAGTACATCCCGATAGTTCGAGTTCCGGGTAATGAATTCCTGGTTGACGGCAAGGTTCACGTTTCAGGGCTTGTCAGGAACGCCAAGGACGCGCAGAGACAAGGAAACTACTTCGAGTCGATGGACACGGAGATGGTGGCCTTACAGCCAAAGGCTCCCTTCGTCGGGGCTGTGGGCCAGTTTGAGACGATGGACGCCGAGTGGGGCAAGGCGAATACCGTCAACTATTCCAGGTTGGAGTACGACCCGGTAAATGTGGACGGGCACGCGCTCCCGCCACCGCAAAGACAGCCCCCGCCGATGGCTTCTCAGGCCATTATCGAGGCGAAGCTCTCAGCCTGGGACAACCTGCAAAGCACGGTGGGTCAGTACAACCCCAGTCTAGGAGCCGAGGCGAAAGAGAAGTCTGGGGTAGCGATCAAGGCCCGCCAGCAACAGGCCGACGTAGGGACGTATCACTACGTGGACAACCTCACGCAAGGCGTGTCCTACAGTACCGAACTTATCCTGGACCTGATCCCGAAGGTCTACGACACGAAGCGGGTTGTTCGGATCGTTGGGTTGGATGGGGAGCCCGACCACTGCACGATAGATCCCGACCAGGATTGTGCGGTCATGGAGTCCAAGGACGAGGCCGGGGCCGTCCAGAAGATTTACAACCCAGGTGTCGGAAAATACGACGTTGTTCCCACTGTCGGGCCGAGTTACACGACCAAACGGCAGGAAGCCGCGGAGTTCATGGCTACGGTTCTGAATGGGAACAAGGAACTGATGGCCGTCATAGGCGACCTGTACTTCAGGATGCTTGATGTTCCTGGCGCCGATGAGATCGCAGATCGGCTGAAGAAAACCGTACCGCCGAATCTGCTTGAGGAGGACGACGCCGACCCTTCCGATCCTGCCGTGCAGAGGCAGCAACTTGAGCAAGCCGCCGCCGCTTTGGGTGAGAGAGAGGCCCAGCTTAACGCCGCCGCGGAGCAACTCCAGGAGACCGCCAGTGCAACAGAAAAGGCTGAAGCCGCTGCGAACGAAAAGCTGGATCAAGTCCACCAGGAACAATCTGCTCTTGAAGCCGAGCGCGCCGCCCTTGCCTCTGATAGGCGGGAGTTGGAACTCGCACGGAAGCTTGCGGATGTCACTATCGAGAACGAGGCACTGAAGGCCGAGGCCCGCGTTAAAGAAGTGGCGATTGCCGCTCAGGGTGAACTCACCACCCAGCGCGAGGAGGAGTTGACCCACAAGGGACAACTCCCTCCTGAGATGCTGGATGCGTTGGTACAGGGCCAGCAAGGGATAGCGGATGCGGTTCAAACGCTGATCGCGGTCCATTCCGCTCCGCGGCGCACAAGTCTGGTGCTCGATCAGAACGGCAATCCGGTAG